AGGCCTCAAGAAGTCCGGGCTGGCCCCGAACGCTCCCAGCTACGAAGACATCATCCGCGCGGTCGACCCGGAGTGTTTGCCGCACATGGAGTACACGGTCTACTCAAGCCCCGGCGGACGGAACCTCGCCAACGCCACGGAGATCGCGCGGGCTATCGCTGCTACGAACCCGGACGAGACGACTATCAGGTCGGCCTGCGGGTTGAAATACCGGTGGCTCCACGTGGAGATGCCGGGCCGCAAGTTCTGCATCTTTTACCACGAACCGGAGGGGGCGGCCAAAGATGCCTGAGATCAAGCCCGTCACCACCTGCGCCAGGTGCAGCCGCCGCCTCACGGATCCACAGTCGATCCTCCGGGGCATGGGCCCCGTCTGCTGGGGCCATTCCAAAGGCGACGTATTCGAGCGAGACCTCGAGGCCGCGCCCCAAGAGTGGGCCCGCCGCGAGGACTGCCTCCGCTCCGGAGGAGAGATCGACCTCGGGTGCAACTGGCGGTTCGACCCGAGCACCCGGGAAGAGCCCTGCCTGCCCTGCCACATCCGCATCAGCCTGAGGCACATCGGCGGGGAGTTCGAGGCCTACGGGACGCTCCTGGACTCGCACGAGTACGTGAGCCGGACCGAGGTCGTGTTCTGCAGATCCGAGGACCTCAAGACCGCCTACAGGGCCGCCGTCAACGCCGGCCCCAGGTGCGAGGCCGAGGTCTACAGGCTTCAGAGAGCTGCCCGGCGGGCCCGCCGCCGGGCGGCGTGAGGAGGGTCGAGTCATGGCTACCGAAGTTGAAGTTTCCTATGCCCCGGCGCAGCAGGGAGAGAAGAGCTACGTGATGGTCCGGGAGGGCGGCGAGGCCGTCGCATACGTCGTGGACGCGGGCGGGCGCCGGGAACTGCCGCACGTCGTCCTTCATAGCCCTGACGGCTACGAATGGAGTTATGGAGGCAGCGGCCCGGCCGACCTGGCCAGGTCCATCCTGACGGACGCGGTGGGGCCGGAGCTCGCGGACCGTTGGTACCAGGCGTTCAAGTGGGAGTTCATCGCCAGGCTGCCCCGCGTGGGCGGAGTGATACCCCTCTCGCAGGTGAAGGTGTTCTTAAGGATGAAGGGGGTGGCTCTGTCGTGAGGAGCCGCAAGCCCCATTTCAGCGTGTCGGAATTGAAGTGCTACCTGACCTGCCCCGAGCAGTGGTACCACAGGTACGTCGTCAAGACGAAGAAGCCCATGCCGAGCGCGGTCGTGGAGGGCCTGGCATACGACGACGTCTTGAGCCACCTCCACAAGTCGCACCCGACCATGGAAGCCAGGCGGGCCTTCGTCAAAGGTAGCCCGCAGGCCATGAAGCAGACCGTCGAGGACGCCCTCAACCGGTTTGGCGACATCGAGTACGACGAGGGCGAGACGCGGGACGCGCTGATCGCCGACGTCTTGGACGCGGTGAACGTCTACCTCGCCAACTCGGACGACGAGCCCACCCTCGCGATCCAGGAGTGGTTCCACGTCGACTTCGAGGGCCTGCCCTGGCAGTTCATCGGGGTGATGGACCGGATCCTCCAGGGGGTCGTCGTGGACAACAAGCTCTTCGGCAGGACCCCGACCCAGGAGGACGTCGATGAGGACCTCCAGCTCACGGCCTACGCCCTGGGCTACATGCACCAGCACGGATCCCTGCCTCAGAAGCTCCGCCTGGACTGCGTCATCAAGAACAAGGTCAAGAAATTCGTCCAGCTGGAGACGACCAGGACCCAGGCGGACGTCGACCGTTTCCTCAGGATCTTGGTGGCCGCGGCCAAGGCCATGAACGAAGGCCTGGTCATCCCGCGGCCGATCGGTTGGCAGTGCAAGAAGGCTGCCTGCCAGTACTGGCCGGAGTGCCATGAAAGGTGGTAGAGACAGTGTCCGCGATTGAGATCCAGCCCCAAGCCGTAGGCGGCGAGATCCAGAGCCTGTCGCCCGCCCAGTTCGCCAGGCGGCTCTCCGACATGAAGCTCAAGCTTGAGCTCACCCGGCAATTCTTCTCCGAGGTCATGGTGAAGGACATGGACTTCGGTGTGATCCCGGGCACCAACGGGAAGCCGTCGCTCCTGAAGCCGGGCGCCGAGAGCCTCCTCGAGTTCTATGCCTACGCGGGCGTCATCAAGGAGCAGCAGGAGAAGAAGGACTACGACACCGGGTTCTACGACATCACCGTCATCATCCAGATCCTCGACAAGGCGACCGGCAGGATCGTGGCCGAGGGCGTCGGGTCGGCCAACGTCTACGAGGCGAGGTACAGGTACCGGTGGGTCTACAAGAACGAGATCCCCGTCGGCACCGACGTCGCCGGCCTCAAGACCAGGAAGTTCACCAGCAAGAAGAACGGCCAGGAGTACACCCAGTACCGCCTGGAGAACGACGACCTGTTCAGCCTGTGGAACACCGTCCTCAAGATGGCGAAGAAGCGAGCCCTCGTGGACGGCGCCCTCCAGGCCACCAGGTCGAGCGGCATCTTCACCCAGGACCTCGAGGACATGGAGGAGTGGATGGAGGGGGAGACCGCTGCCGCCCAGACCGGAGCGACCGCCGAAGGCGGGACTGCCGGCCAGGCTCAGACCAAGGCGCCCGTCAGGACGCCCCCGCCTCCTCCCAAGGTGACCAAACCCGCCGCAGTCCAGGGCAAGTCCCAGGACCAGGGGCAGAAGGCAGAGGCCTCGCAGCCCGTCGCCGGCAAGGTCGACTGGACCGCGTTCTGGTCGAAGATGCGCTCCATGAACGTGTCCAAGGACCAGGTCCATACCGAGGCCAGGTCGTTCTTCGACCTGCCGGAGTTGAAGTCGCTCACCGACGTCAAGGATCTCACCCAGGATCTCCTGGACGAGTTCGCGACGTACCTCGGCACCATCTTCCCGCCTCCTCCGGAGCAGGGCTAGACGTGACGCCTCCCGGGGACGGGACGGCCCGCTCCCGTGGGGTATGAAAGGTGGTCGCAATGGACCGTTCGACTCTGAACGACCAGCAGCGCGCCGCGGCCCTCCACGGGCCCGGCCCCGCTTGCGTCATAGCCGGCGCCGGCTCCGGGAAGACCCGGGTGCTGACGTACCGCATAGCCCGCCTCGTCGAGGACGGCGTCGACCCCGAGAGGATCCTGGCGGTGACTTTCACCCGCAAGGCCGCGGGGGAGATGCTCGACCGCCTCGGCGGGCTCGTGGGATCCTCGGTGGAGGCGCTCACGGTCGGGACGTTCCACTCGGTGTGCTACCGGGTCATCCGCGAGGAGTACAGGTACCTCGGCCGGGAGATCCCTTCGCCGGCTGAGGAGTACTGGCAGAAGAGGACCATCCGGGATATCCTGTCTCCCGACTGCATGAATTGGCACCTGGACCTGGCTTTCGCTATGGGCTTCATCTCGGCCCAGAAGAACAACCTCCTGGGGCCCAGGGATAAGCTCCTGATGCCCGAAGGGCGAGAGTTCGAGGAACAGCGCTTCAGGGACCTCTACCTCGAATACGAGTCCCGGAAGGCCGAAGAGAACCGCCTGGACTTCGACGACATGCTCCTTTGGTGCCACAGGCTCTTGGCCGAGAACCCGGACATAAGGGCCAAGTACCGGCGGCGGTGGCAGTGGCTCCTCGTGGACGAGTTCCAGGATACCAACCTCGCTCAGTACGCGATCCTGAGGCAGGTCGCGCCGCCCGAAAACAACCTCTTCGTGGTGGGGGACGACTACCAGGCCATCTACGGCTGGCGCAACGCCGTCATCGACTTCATCCTGAACTTCGAGAAGGAATGGCCCGGCGCCCGCGTCTACCGCCTCGAAACCAACTACCGGTCCACGGAGAACATCGTGGAGAGCTCCAACACCCTGATCCGCTTCAACGCCCGCCAGGCCAGGAAGGTGTGCAAGGCCATCCGCCCGCCGGCCAGGGACCCGGTGCTCCTTTCCTCCTCGAGCGAGGACGACGAGGGGCGCCAGGTCGCCGAGCGCGTCGTCAGCCTAGCCCTCCAGGGCCACAAGTACGGCGACATGGCCGTCCTCTATCGAACCAACGCCCAGAGCCGCGCCCTCGAGGAGGCCCTGGTCCAGCGCAACGTTCCCTACGTGGTGTTCGGAGGCACAGGCTTCTACGAGCGCAAGGAGGTCAAGGACGTCATCGCCTACGTCCGGGCGGCCCTCCGGAAGGACGACGACGCCTTCAGGAGGATCGTCAACGTGCCGTCCCGATACCTGGGCAAGGCGTTCCTCGCGGGGCTCTTCTCCTGGGCGAGCGCCCGGGCGGAGTCTCTGGTGCACGCGCTGTGTTCGGGTCAGTGCGCGGTCACGCGGCAACGGAAGTGGGAGATGGGCGCGTTCCAGCTCGCCTCGGTCCTCACGGAAGTCGAAGCGCACCGCGACGACCCGCCGGCGGCGCTCGTCCGCCGGGTCCGGGACCTTACCAAGTACGACCGCTACCTCATCGAGGAGGAGGGCGGGGAAGAGGGGCCCGACAACGAGAAGGTCGAGAACCTCAACATGCTGGAGCAGGCGGCGTCACGGTTCGAGTCGGCGGAGGCCTTCTTGGAGTACGCATCAAGCATGTCCGGCCGCGACCAGGAGAACGGGCCCGACAGGGTCCAACTCATGACCCTCCACAAAGCCAAGGGCCTGGAGTTCCCCGTCGTGTTCCTGGCCGGCGTTTCCGAGGGGCTCCTCCCTCACAGGCGGTCGGTGGTCTACGGCCCCGATGGAAGCGTGATCCCCGAGAGCGTCGAGGAGGAGCGCCGCCTCATGTACGTGGGCATGACGCGGGCGATGGACCTCCTCCACGTGTCTTCTCCCGAGACCTACATGGGCAAGCCCACGGCGCCCAGCATGTTCCTAAGCGAGATCGCGGAGGTGACTCAGAGTGCAGATAGCCAAGCTGTCGATTAGGGACTTCCTCGGCATCGAGGCCCTGGAGTTCCAGCCGGGCAAGATCAACATGATCGAGGGCGGGAACGGCGAGGGGAAGTCGGCGGTGCTCGAGGCGATCGAGCAGGCCGTCACCAACAAGAACAGACGCGTGCGTCTCGTCCGGGACGGAGCCAACAAGTACGTCATCCTGGTCGAGATGGACGACGAGACGACCATAAAGCGCCAGGGCACCGGCCCCGGGTCCGAGAACACCGTCGACGTGAAGACCGGCGGGATCCCCCGCAAGTCCCCCCAGGCGTGGCTCTCGTCGATCGCCGGCTCCTACTCCTTCAACCCTGTGGACTTCATCCTGGAGAAACCCGAGAAGCAGGCGAAGATGCTGCTGGGGCTATTGCCCGTCCAGGTGGCGGAGGAAGAGGTCCGGGAGTGGCTGGGGTTTCTGCCCGCGGGCATCGACTACGACGCCCACGGTCTGGAGGTCTGCGACAAGCTCTACGACGTGGTCTACGAGATGCGCCGGCAGGCCGACGCCGAGGCGAAGGCCCTGGAAGCACAGCTCAGAGTGGAGAGCGCCAAGGTTCCCAGGGGCTTCGACGCCGAGACGTACCGGAACCTGAACCTCACCGACAAGTTCGACGAGCTCGGGCGGGCCCAGGCACACAACGCCGAGATCGAGCGCGTGAGGGACTCCATACCTGCCCTTGAGGCCCAGGCGCAGTCATGCGCCCAGAGGAACGAGACCCTGCAGGTGCGGCTCGACGACCTGAAGCGGCAGATGGCCGACATCGTGAAGCAGATGGCGGCCAACAACCGGGAGGCCGACGCGCTGAGAGCCAAGGTGACCGAAACCCACGAGAAGCTCGCCGGCACGGAGCCCATCGACACCTCGTCCCTCCAGGAAGAGATCCGGACGTTCCAGGAGAACCAGCGCCTGGTCCACGTGAAAGACCACTGTGACGAGCTCAAGGATCAGCTGGCCCTGGCCGAAGAGACTGCCTCCGGCCTCGACGAGCGCTGCAAGATGCTCAAGCGGAAGCCCCAGGAGCTCATTGGCTCGGTCACGCTGCCCATCAAGGGTCTGGGTCTCGAGGATGGTCAGGTGACCATCAACGGCCTGCCGATCGTCAATCTCTCCACCTCCGAGCGTGTCCGTCTTGCCCTGGAGATAGCCCGGGCGAGCGCCGGGGAGCTCAAGGTCGTCTGCGTGGACGGCTTCGAGGCCCTCGATCCGGCGGCCCAGGCGGAGTTCATGCGCCAGGCGGAGGGTGACGGGTTCCAGTACTTCGTGACCCTACGGACGGAAGGCCCTCTTCAGGTCTCCATGATCCAGGACTGAGGGGTGGTCGACGTGTTCGGATTCGGGCCCAGCAGCAGAAAACCGGCGTCACCGACCCCGGAGGAACTGGCGGAACGGGAAGTGTCGCAGGCCCTGGCCAGACTCGAGGCCGCCAGGAACCGGTTCAACGAGATCGCAGGCACCAAGGACCGCACCGAGGAGGTGGACCTGGTCATCCGGGACGAGGACATCGCCCGGTTTGCGCTCCGCGCGGCCATCAACCGGGCGGGCAACAGCCTCACCAGGGCCACGTCGCTCAGACTCCGGCAGTACTTCTGCACCCACGGGAAAAGGCTCCGACCCGAGTACCAGGTGGAGAGGGTTATGTGATAGGTACCCCGCGGACGATTCCGGCTTCGCCGGCGCGGGGTTCCAGATGGGCGGGGCAAGCCGACAGGGAGGAGGGGATCCGGATGCTCAACCAGCGCAGCGTTATCACACGTGGAATAACGGGAGCTTCTGCTGTACGGGCGCCGTGGGGATCCCGGGCCCGGCGGCCCGGCGAAGCGCGAGAGGACTGAGTCAGATGCAGGCTGCCCCGCCTGGTTCATGTTTGAACACCGCAGGCAACTGGGAAAGCGAGAGAGGAGAGAACGAAGTATGGCACCGGTAGATCCTGTGAATCTGGAAGGTAAGCCCGATCCCCAGACGTGTCCCGAAGCGTACCAGGAACTCGTCCAGGAGCCCGAGATGACCAAGGGCGAAGCGCTCGTCAATGGCCTGAACCAGATAGACGAGGGGCTCAAGATGATCTCTGCTTTGGGCAACCGCTACGACCTGATCGCCACCATGGTTGGTTCGAAGACCAGCGCACAGAGGCTCCGAGATGTCATTCGCGGCAACAAGGTCCTGTACAACCTGGTCCTCAACATGGTGAAGGCCAAGAACAATCGCCTGGCCGCGGATACCGTCGAGAAGGTCGTCACCGACTTCCTGGACACCTTGTTCGACCTGTCGAGCCCGTACAGAGTGTGAAGCCGTGGGGCGGGGTGTTGGCTGAGCATAAACCCCGTCCCTTTGGGCTTGCGTTGCGTCGGCTCCGGATTCGAGCCCGGGCTACAGATGGAGGCGATATGAGAGGAGAGGTGGACGTGTTTGTGTCACAAGCAACCGCCGGGGTCACGCTCGGCCCTTGGGCCGGCGAGCCCGGGTACATATGTTGCCCGCGGGCGGAGAACATCCAAGCCCGCCCCGCGGACTGGGAGTTGATCGAGTGCCCCGAGTGCGGAGCCGAATGCTATGTGACCCCGTTGGCCAGGGAGGCCGTGAACGTGCAGCCCCGGCTCAAGGCGGTCTGCACCGCATGCGCTTTGAGGCTGGGCGCTCAGGCGAAGGCGGGTGAGGGGCGTGGATAGACCCATCACACCCGAGCAGTACCTGGCGACCCAGGCCCAACTGCTCCTCATGGCCAGACTCGTCCAGCAGTGGGACCTGAACAGCTTCCTCCTAACCATCGCCACCGCGGACACTGTCGGGCCGTTCCTGGACCCCACGCAGTACATGCGAGGCAGCAGGAACATGCACTTCATCGAGGACCTGGCCCGGGCTGCGGCGATGTTCCAGCAGTCGGTCAGGGAAGCCTGCGAGCGACACAAGGTTCAGTTGCCATCACCCGCAGAGGAGGAAAAGGCGTGAAGGCTCTTTCCCTTACTCAGCCCTGGGCGTCCCTCGTCGCGACGGGCGCCAAGAAGATCGAGACCAGGTCGTGGCGGACGGACTATCGCGGGCCCTTGGCCATACACGCGTCTGCCGAATTCCCGCGGGAGGCCAGGCTCCTCTGCTTCACTGAACCGTTCTACAGCGCCCTGAAGAAAGCCAACCTCAACGCCAACCACAGGCCCGAGAAGGTCCTGTCGCTGGGCGCCATCGTCGCGGTGTGCGAACTCGCCGACGTACAGGTGATCACCGCGGCCAACGTACCCGGCGAACCCGAGGGCTCCTTCGGGGAGTACCGTCCGGGACGGTTCATGTGGGTACTGGAGAACGTCCGTCGCCTGCCTCGTCCGATCCCGGCGAAGGGTTCGCTGGGGCTGTGGGAGACGGACCTGGTGGACGTGAAGGACGGTGACGTCGTTGTACGCTGACGCCATCTTCTTCGAGATGCCGGCGCTCGAGTACGCCTTCCGCCGCTGGCTCAAGTCGGACGTGGCCAAGGAGGAGCAGGGCGGGTTCTTCCTGTGCGACAGGCCTACCAAGTGCACACGGACGTCGGCGGGGAGGACCCTCAAAGAGCTCCGGCTGGACACCGCTCTGGTCATAAGAAGCGTGGTGCCAGTGCTGAACCTAGCAGACAACCCTCGTCGGTCCTTCAACATGAAGAGCTGGCAGAAGTTCGCTAACCTCGGGCACAGCCTGAACTGGGCACGACGGCTAAGCGGCTGGCCCGTGTGGTTCCATAGTCACCCGTCGGGCAATCCCGAGCCATCCCCCAACGACTGGTCATGCGCCGCCCTCCTGACGCGATACCCGGTGAGTCTGGACATCTTCGCCGTCGTAACCGGGCAGCCTTTCGCCATCCGGGCATACAAGCCCGCGGAGGTGGCGTGCGAGACGAGGCTCGTGGAATGGGAGAGGCTTCCCTTCCTGAGCTTCAGGGAGGGGGTCTTCAGAACGGCCTCCAAGCAGGGGGGATTGTATGGGCCTCCCAGCAGGCATCCGTAAGTTATCGCAAAGTCATTCGCCCTGGTAGATGGGCGAAAAGAGGGTCGGATCAGGCCCGAAATACCGCAAACTAACGCAAGTTTGCGGAAGGGATCGTAAACGGCCTGGCAGACATAGAGAACCGGAGGGCGCCAACATGCGACTACATAACCGGCAGGTAAAGGCTGAATTCTGGACTGACCCGGACCTCCTCAGGCTGCCTCGGGATGAAAGGACCTTCTACCATGGCCTGTGGCACTGCTCCGAGGACAGCGCGTGTCTCGAGGACTCGCCCTTCACTCTGAAGCTGCTGTTGTTCCCGTCCCCCGTGGATGCGGACGTCACCGTCGAAGTCCTGGCCGGCTGGATTGAGGACCTCATCGGGATGGGCAAGCTTGTCCGCTACGAGGCCAAGGGGAAGCAGTATCTATACCTCACGAACTTCCACCGGCACCAGACCTTGCGCAATCCAGGCGCCTCTGAGGTCCCTCTCCCGCGCTGGATAAGGTGGCAGGAGTCCAGAGAGGAGAACGGCAAACGCGTACCAGGCCGGTACATCCTGGTTTACGATCCACTAGCGCACGTGGAGAACCCTGATTCGGAGTCGCACCAACCCGGCACCATGACGGCAGAGGAACGGTACCAAGACGGTACCGACCCGGTACCAGACTCCAACCAACCCGGCACCGGCCCTAAGGTAAGGGAAGGTAAGGTAATAGAAGCTAAGTCAAGGGAAGGTACTACGTCCTCCGCTACCGATCCGGTACCGCAAGGTTCATCCACCGCCGAGCCCGGGAAGTCCATGGTTGATGTTGTTGTGGTCATGGACGATGTCATGAAGTTCTGGCAGCAGAACCTCCACCCGATCATCACCCCCTACCAGGTGGAAACCCTGTACGACTACGTGAAGCAGGGCATGGAGCCTCCGGTGATCCTCGAGGCCTTGAGGAGGTCTGTCGGGCAGAACAAGAGGACCCTGTCGTACGTCGAGGGGATCCTGCGGCGCTGGCAGACCGATGGCGTCAAGACGGTGGAGGACATCGAGGTGCTCGACCAATCGAGGGAGTTCGAGCGCCGTCAGCGCGACAGCCACAACGACCAGGACCGGCCGCCGCCGAAGCCCATTCCTCTCACTTCCGAGCAGCGCCGCAGGTCGGCCGAGCTGACCGAGAAGATAAAGGCCCTTGCCGAGAAGATGGAGGTGCCACAGTGACATGGCAGTCGAACAGCAGGAAGTAGTCCGCGGCAACCCGCCGCACTTCCCGGACCACGCAGAGCTCAAGAACGGCTCGCCCAACCGGATCCGCCTGGGCTGTCCCCTCCAGGGCGAGGACCTCGTCCGGCGGTACTTCAGAGTCTTCGCCGACCTTAGGGACATGGACTACAGGACCTGGGACTTCGAGGCCGGCTTCAACTTCGAGTGGGGTCTGGCCGACCTCCGGGCGTGCGAAGAGTGCCAGGTGACCGATATCGACCCTCCCGTCATCGGCAAGGATTCTCAAGGTCGGGAGTACAGGCTGTACCATATCCGCGGCTGCCGGACTTTCACCGGCAAGGGCATGTTCCTGGACCTGGACCGGAAGACCACACGCGCCCTGGGCAAGCCGAAGTTCGTCGTCCGCAACTGCGAAGGACCCGAGTGGAGGAAGGAGCAGCTGGCTGGGATCTACGAGGGCAGCGCAAGTCATCGCAGGGTAAAAAAGGAGGAGCTTGTGTCGTGAGTAGGACCGGCGCCCCGGTACCCGGCCTGCCGAAGGCGACCGAGACCGGCATCCTTCGCCAGGTCCGGGACTTCCTGCGTTTGCACGGGTGGATGGTCGTCAGGATCCACCAGTCGCTGGGCTCGGAGAAGGGCATTCCTGACCTGGTCGCGGTCCGCGAGGGGCAGACTGTCTGGATTGAGGTCAAGGCTCCCAAGGGCCGGCTCAGCGAGTACCAGGAGCGCTGGTTGCAGGACCTCGAGAACCACGACGGCAGCTGGTTGGTCGTCCGAGGCATCGAGGACGTGGAGCGTCTGTCCCGGAGGTGAGCGCGTTGTCCAGACCCAGGGTCCGGGTCTCGAAGCACGCCAGGATCCGCATCGAAGGGCGCCTCGGGATCTCCCGCAACATGCGGCACGAGATCGAGGGACGCCTCAACACTGCGCTGCGCCTGGGAGTCGTCCCGGGCCCGGACCTGGACGTGTCGGTGTTCCTCGGTGACGGCTACAAGGCCATCTGCTATCCGAGCGCCCAGGGCGGGTGGGTAGTCGCCACCGTCCTGGGGCCGGAGCCCGAACAGGAAGGAGTGTCGTGAAATGAGCGCAGTTGAGAAGAGCGTCGTGGAGACCACTGAGGAGTACCGCTCCATCCCCGTTGACCAGGTATCGGTGGCCGTCAACATCAGGCGGACGTTCGACCAGGGGAAGCTGGAGGAACTGGCAGCCAGCCTCAAGGAGTACGGAGTCCTGGAGCCGTTGGTCGTGAGGTCGCTGGACGGCAAGTACGGGAGGATCTACGAACTGGTCGCCGGCGAGCGCAGGCTCCGGGCGGCGAGGATCGCCGGGCTGCCCGAGGTCCCCTGCCGTATCGTGCAGCTCGATGCGAAGCAGGTAGCGGAGATCCAGCTGCTCGAGAACCTCCAGCGGGAGGACCTCAATCCGCTCGAGGAGGCGCAGGCTCTCTCCGACCTCATGTGGGAGCACGGTTATAGCCAGGAGGCCCTGGCGAAGAAGCTGGGCAAGAGCCAACCGTGGGTGGCGTCCAGGACCAGGCTGCTCGACCTGCCCGAAGCTGTCCGGGACGGTATCACACGTGGAATAGTCTCGGCGTCGGCGGCCGAAGTCATGATGCCGTATGCGAAGGCCGAGGCCGTACTGGTGGAAGTGGTCAAGCAGATGGAGAAGGAGCAGATCCCCGTAACCCGGGTTGCCCACGAGGTCGGCTGGCGGGTGAGGCGGGACTGCAAGGCCGTCTTCACCCGGGGGTACTACGGGGATGCTGAGCCCAAGTTCGAGGTCGGGCCCTGCCAGAATTGCCCCAAGGTCATCCGAATGCGAGAGGAGCACGGCGGGGAGGGCAACAAGCCCTGGTGCACTGACGTGGCCTGTTGGGAGGGGAAACAGAAGGTCGCCGGAGAGAACGCCGTGGCGAAGGCCCTGGAGGAGGGAGAGGCCGCAGGGGTAATCGACCTCAACAAGCTGAACGCCAGGCAATACCACGAGTTCAAGTGGGGCGAATCGACGCCTGAGGACTGCCGCGGCTGTGAGCATCTCAAGAAGGGCAAGTCCTACGGTACAGTCTGCGACACGTGCATGAATCCCAAGTGCTACAACAGGCGGAAGCGGGAGCAGGACAAGGCAAAGAAGCAGGCCGAGGAGGATGCTCTTAACAGCACGGTGTCGCGGTTCCTCAGCGCCCTTCAGGAGAGGGACGTTGTTGATTCCCTGGCCTTCCTACCGCGGCGGCTGCTCGTGTTCCTGGCCGGCCTGGTCTTCCTGGAAGTCGAAGCCCCCTACGAGTTCGAGGTCAGGAAGTGGCGCGAGACAAACCTCGGATGGCCGACCGGTACGTCCTTCGGTGACTTCGCCCTCGGCGGTATCGAATGGGGCAAACTTGCTTCCGCCCTTCACGTCCTCGACAACACAGCCCTGGCAATGAGACTGCTTGAGTGGGTCATAGCCTGCAGGGCTGCCGGCCCGAGGCAGACGCGCCTCCAGCCGCTCCTCTACCTCACCGGCGAATGGCAGGACGTTTCGAAGCCGGCACCCGGGGACGAGGACCTCGTCGAGGACGCGATTGACGATGAGGAGCCTGATCCCGAGGACGATGACGAGGATGACGCGCCGGAAGAAGAGGACCCCGAATGATCTTTCGCGTGGCGCCTGTCCTCCAGAAGGAGGTCCGAGAGCTCTGCCGGCGGCCTTACCCGGGTCACCCACTCGGGTGCCCCAACTACGGCCAAAGACCCGCGTGCCCGCCGGCAGCTCCTCTGTTTGCTGATGTCTACGACCTCGCGCAGGTGGTCTTCGCCATAGTGACCGAGTTCGACCTTGGGGAGCACGCGGCCAGAATGAAGGTTGCCCATCCAGGATGGTCTGATGCTCAGTGTCGGTGTTGCCTCTACTGGCAACCGCGGGCGAGGAAGGTTCTGAAGGCCGAGATACTGGAGTTTGCCCGGAACCACACCGGGTACCACGCGACCTCGGTGCCGGAGGCCATGGGGGTCAACGTTACGGAGACCCTCATGGCTGTCGGCGTCGTCCTGGAGTGGCCGCCCCTGAAAGTGGCCAGGCAGGTAGCACTGGCCGCGGTTCCGAGGAAGGAGGGTCCCGCACTATGGCCTGGAAGCGCAAGCCTAGCTCCCCACCAACCCGAGTTGCTGTCGTCGACCGGCGCCGGCCGTTCACTGAGACCACCTGGCTGCTCATCGTCATCCTGCTCGACGAGGAACGGCTCACCTGGCGCGAGATAGCCGAGCAGCTGCACCGTGACCCCGAGCACGTGGCCGAGAAGATCCGGGAGGGCGCCAAGAGCGGGGTGCTTGACGCAGTGAGGCGGAACCTGATCGTCCGTGACATGCTTTATGCCAGGCGCAGGGCCAGGCAGGTCGCGCTCGCAGCCGTGACCAGGGAGGCATGTTCCCGGTGATCGACCCGAAGAGGGAACTGGCAGAACTCGCCAGAATACTGTCGCAGAAGCCGGAAATCGCACCCACACTCATCTCCGTCGTGAAGGCATTGGCCACAGTCGAATACGGCGAGATCACCATCAAGATGCAGGCGGGCAAGCCGGTTTGGGTGGACTCCGTGAAACGGGAGAGGGTGGGGTAGATGCTCGCCGGGATTATCGTGGGTATCGAAGCCGCGGACCCCGCAGCCGCGAACGAGGCAATCACGGTCGGGATATTCACGATTCTCGGAGTGATTGTAGGTGCGGCCTCCAACTACCTTGTGCCGCTTTTGACAGACAAGTTTCGCGCACGTAGCCTGATCAAGTCGGCCCGGAACGAGCTTGTAGTAAACGCAGAAGTGCTCTACCAGGAGTTGCCGGCCTACACTTCGGTCGGCATCCATCATTTCTTCATTGACAAGGTTCTGGAAATGCCTGAGTTGTGTTCACACTCCGAAGTCTTTCATTCTCTCGCACGGGTTCGATCACAAGTCAGCAAACTCGAGGAGTTCGAGCAGTACCTCAAGGCTTACAGCAGCAGAGAGCAGAAGGAAGTGCTAACAACGCTAATCGTGCATTTTCAGAAGGCGACGGCCGAACGGATCGTCCACTGTATAGGTCTCATGGATCAGCACCTGCATACCAGAGGAGATAAGCCAACTCTACCGGAACTAAAGGTGTTCAGCGAATTCGCCTATGAAACAATGAGTCCCTACTTCGAGCGGGTTGCTCAGTTGATGGACAGGGCAAAAGACGTGGGCATACCAAACGAAGAGCTCAGAGTCTTGCTCGCCTTCCAAGAAGGCATTGTGCGGAAGGCGAAAGATGCAGCAAAGGCCGCGAAGCACGCGAAGAACAAATGAGTTTCTCGGTCCTGATAGACGACGTGGGAAGCAGGGACTTGCTCTGTCGCTCTCGAGAATAGGCTAGGCAAACAAGTCAAGCCGGCAAGGGTACCAACTCTAGCCGGCTTTTCATTTCGGGAGGTGAGGGAATGGTCTACCAGCTGCCAGTCCGGGCAATCGACTACCTGTTGTACAACTGTCTGTACCTCCGCAAAGAGGTCGACCTCCTCGGCTCCACAGGCGGCGGCCTGGTCAGGATCCCGTCTCGAGCGAGAAGGCACGGTAGTCCCGTTGAGGTGCTGGCCATCCAGAGGGCCGAACTGACCATCGTCCTGGACGCGGTGGACCGCGCGTGGCAGTCCCTCACCTCCGACCTGAAGCAGATCGCCAGGGCCAAATACCGGCGCCGGATGAGGAACCGGGAGATCGAAAAACGGTACTTCCTCTCGAAAAGTACCCTTGATCGAAAGTTGGGGTGCATTCGTGCGGCAGTAGCAGGCTATTTGGCACTCGTTCCTGAGGCGATATTGAGGCGTTTTTGGGGTGAAAATGAGGCGAGATTCGAGGATCTCGTGAGGCGAAGGTAGTAGAATCAAGGCGGGTCGTACCATCCCCGAGGAGAGGGATGACCAGACAGGGGAAACCCATCTGCCCGAGGCGTTCCCAAAGCACCCTATGACCCCAGGAGCGCCTTCTTCGCGGCTTCACTAGCAATGTCTACCAGGATGTCTCTCAGCGGACCCGCTACGGCCTTGGTTGCTTTGGACAGGAATAGCTTCAGTCTAGTTGCCCCAACAGCCGTCTGCGGAGTATCGGTCATGATCTCTTTCACGCTGCGTTTCAGAGTGTCTCTCTCCTGCTCACTGAGGCCATCTTGAAGGTCAATGAGGTCCTGGGCAGCCTGCATTCGAGACTCCGTCCAAGGGAACGCTTTTCCGCAGCTGTGGCAGAAAGCGGGGGCAGGGGTCATGCCTCCGATAACCACTACGCCTGATTCATAGTCTCCCCGAATCGCCTGACCGCAGGCGGGGCAGGCCGTAATGGTGGGGGCGCCGCATTCCGGGCAGAACTTGCTTCCGTGCTCTGGGAACCTGTCTACGCGATCCGTGATCATATGACCATTCAAGCAGATCTGGGCCGTATGATAGTACCCCATGACGGACACCTCCAAGGGATTCATCGGCAGAGGGGACATTCCTCGCTGAACGATACGATTCCTTGTCTTCATCCATTCCCACAGAACGAGAGGGGACCCTATATGCCCGATGCTGGTCTGATCCGCTGCGCCCACGACGCTCTCGTACCCGTGGACACCCTGAAGGCCAATCCCCGCAACCCCAACAGGCACCCGCCCGAGCAGGTCACCCTCCTTGCCAGGATCATCCGGGCCCAGGGGTGGCGGGCCCCGATAACCGTCTCGAACCGGAGCGGCCTGGTGGTCCGCGGCCACTGCCGGCTCCTGGCCGCGAGGGAACTCGGCCTGGCCGAAGCTCCGGTCGACTTCCAGGACTATGCCACCGAGGAAGAGGAGCTGGCCGACCTGGTCGCCGACAACCGGCTTGCCGAGCTGGCGGACATGGACGAGGACAGCTTGGCGGCCTTGCTCGAGGAGCTGTCGACCCGGGACATCGACCTCATCCTGACCGGCTATGACGAGGAGTTCGTGAAGGCTCTTGTCACCCGGACCAGGGCGCTCGAGGCATCCGACGACGAGTTCGACGTCGACGGAGCCCTGGAGGAGGCAAAGGAACGCGGTCTGAGGACCGGCCCGGGCGACGTGTGGAGTCTGGGACGGCACCGCCTAGTCTGTGGCGACGCTCGAGATCCTACAGCAGTTGCCCGGCTCATGGATGGGCGGAAAGCGTGCTGCATGTGGACGGATCCGCCATACGGGGTCAACTACGAGGGCAAGACCGACGACCGTCTCACTCTCGAGAACGACGAGCCGGAGTCCGTCGAGGCGCTCATCCGGGATGCCTTTGCCGCCTGCGACCAGGTCCTCGAGGAAGGCGCCGCCATCTACGTAGCCCATCCTGCCGGGCCCTTGTCGGAGACCTTCATCCGGTGCTTCGCCGGCCAAGGTTGGAGGCTTCACCAGACCTTGGTCTGGGTCAAGGATTCGCTCGTGCTGGGTCACTCGGACTATCACTACCGGCATGAGCCCACTCTCTTTGGCTACAAGCCGGGGATCGGCCGCAGGGGTCGCGGGGCTGCCGGCTGGTACGGAGACGACGCCCAATCGAGCGTCTTCGAGGTGCCGAGGCCCAAGGCATCAAGAGAGCACCCCACGATGAAGCCGGTAGAGCTCGTCGCGGCCCATCTTAGGAACAGCTCGCCCATCGGAGGGCTAGTCGCCGACTTCTTCCTGGGATCCGGCACCACACTCATTGCAGCCGAGCAGCTGCAGAGGATCTGCTACGGCATGGACATCGACCCTGTCTACTGCGATGTCGCCGTGACACGTTGGGAGAACCTCACAGGAGAACACGCAACAAGACTCTAGCAAGGGACGCAGATACGCGATGGACAGACCGGCTTCTCAACTGCTTTCAGCCCTCCGGGCAGGCGCACACCTTGAGACCGCCCTAGCCTATGACGGACAGAGTCCCAGCATCTTCGGGCTGTGGCTTCTTCTCGGTGGGCCCCGGATGATGGGGAGATTCGTGCCATTCGCCAGGGCGCTGAGCCGCGCCGTGACTGAGGCCGAGGTGCGCAACATCGCCCTCATAAGCAAGGCAGCCGAGAAGGACTGGCGGGCGGGAGCGTGGCTCCTTCAGCACAGGTTCCCCGACAGGTGGGGCGGCAAGACTCCGACTCGCCAACCCGCCGGCGCAACTCTGGCAGCCGGACTCTGCATGAGAAAGCTCGGTGAGATCAGTGGCCAGAAAGCGCTGGACAGACCTCGACAAAGAGAAAGCCCTGGCCATCTACGCAACCACAGGTAACCTGTCGGAGACATCGCGGCAGACCGGTGTTCCCATCTCGACGATCCGAGGGTGGCTGGCGGAGAAGCCCACAGAGGAAGTCGCCAAGGCCAGACTTGATGCCAAGCAGCGGTTCATCGACGCCGCCTGGGATACCGTTCTCAAGGGCATTCGGGTAGGCGATACGATGATGGGGTTTGTCTTGGAGAACGGGGAGGAGCTCTCGAAGGCCTTCAAGGCTGTCGCCTCCGCGGACATCGATCCCGAGGAGAAGGCAGACATACTGCGGACCATGGCCTCCCTCAGCAAGATCAGCCTCAAGGACCTCGCCATCTACATCGGCACCGTATACGACAAGATAGCCCTGGCCACTGGCAAGCCCACCGGCATTAACCGGCTGGAGGGGCAGGTGACGAACACGCATGAGTTCAAAGTCACGCAGGAGATCGTCACCAGGCACCCCGAGGTCCTCGACCTCATCTTTGCCCGGGATCAGCGACGACCTGTGGAGGATAGGGGCAGCTAAGGCTCACCCCCTCGGATGGGGCAGTTTCGTCGACCCGACGTACCGGCGACCCCCGCACATCCTGCTCCTGGGCGAATACCTGGCCAAGGTCGAGCGAGGAGAGATCCTCCGGCTCATCGTCGAGATGCCGCCCAGGCACGGCAAGTCGGAGACCACCACGATCAAGTTCCCCGCCTACTACCTGGGGAAGCACCCGGACAGGCGGGTCATCATAGCCTCCCACACCGCGAACCTTGCGGCCAGGTTCTCGATGCGGGCCCGAAACGACTTCGACCAGTACGCGCCCGAGGTGTTCGGCCTCCGGGTCAACCCCGAGGTCGCGGCGATGTACCGGTGGGACGTCCTGGACCCCAATGCCCCGCCCGGGCAGCCTCCGGGAGGCATGGTCGCAGCCGGCATCGGGGGCCCGATCACCGGTCAGGGAGCACACTTGGCCGTCATAGACGACCCGGTCAAGGACGCCGAGGCGGCCAACAGCAAGCTCCAGCGCGACGCCATCTGGGACTGGTACCGGTTCGTCCTTCGCACGAGGCTCTTCCCGGGGGCCGCGGTGATCCTGGTGCTTACCAGGTGGCACGAAGACGACCTGGCGGGGCGGCTTCTCAAGCAGGCGGCGGAAGACCCGTTGGCGGACCAGTGGACGATCGTGAGGCTGCCGGCGATCGCGGAAGAGGGAGACCCTCTCGGACGCGAGATAGGCAAAGCCCTGTGGGGCGAGCAGTACGACGTGAGGGCACTCGCGGCAGTCAAAGCGAGCGTGGGGAGCTACGTCTGGGCCGCGCTCTATCAGCAGAGGCCGGCTCCGCCCGAAGGCAACATCCTCAAACGCGAGTGGTGGAAGTTCTACCGCCAGGCCCCGGAGGCCTTCGACGAGATCATCCAGTCCTGGGACTGCGCCTTCAAAGACCACAAGGACGACGACTACGTCGTGGGGCAGGTGTGGGGCCGGAAGAAGGCCGACAAGTATCTCCTGGACCAGGTGCGGGGGCGGATGAGTTTCACCGCCACCTTGACCGCCATCCGCACGTTGAGCGCGAAGTGGCCCCGGGCAAGGGCCAAACTCGTGGAAGACAAGGCCAACGGCACTGCCGTCATGGACACGCTCAAGCACGAGATACCCGGCCTGATCGCCGTGGAGCCGGAGGGCGGGAAGGAAGTCAGGGCCCAAGCGGTGAGCCCGGACATCGAGGCGGGCAACGTGTACCTCCCGGATCCGTCAACAGCCCCGTGGATCCACGACTTTCTCGAGGAGTGCACGGCGTTCCCCAAGGCCCCCAACGACGACCAGGTCGACGCGATGACCCAGGCCCTGTTGAGACTCGGATCTTCCGGTTGGCAGGCCCGCGCCCTCGGCAAGAAGCCGGCAGGATGGTGAGAACATGGCGGAAGAGAAATGGGAAACCTGGCCTCCGGAGGGCCACGAGAAGCGCCTCGAGAGCTACGCCAGGTTCCGGCTGCTCTTCATGGGACGTCACGACGACGTCTACGCCCGGGTCCAGCAGTGGCTCGAGCGCGAGGTCGACAAGACCCTCATCTACATCGTCTGCAACTTCGCCGCTCTCATCTCGAAGATCTGCGCCGACCTCCTGTTCGGCGAACAGATCAGGGTCGTAGCCGGCGACGAGGGTAGTGCGGAACAACTGGGCATTGATGCGATCGTGACCGGAAACAACCTCCACACCAGGGCCTACGAGATGGCTCTCTCCAGTTCGTGGCGAGGGGATGCGGTGCTGAAGGCGCGGTTCGGGAAGCCCGCGGCGTGGGAAAGGGAACGAGTCATCCTGGAGTCGGTGCCGGCGTCGTGCTTCTTCCCGCACCTGAACGGCGACAACGTGCAGGAGATGACGGGCACGACCCTGGCATGGGTAAAGGAGTCCGGCGGGAAGAAGTACCTCCGCAAGGAGGTCCACGAGCCGGGCGTCATCCGCAACGAACTCTGGCTCCTGGACGGCAGCCGACTCAAGGAGCAGGTGCCCCTCAAGACCCTCGACGAGTACGCCGATCTGCCCGAGGGTCAGGACACCGGGTACCAGGGCCTACTGGTAGAGCACGTTCCCAACTGGCGTCTCGACGACATGTTCTGGGGCATCTCCGACTATCAGGACCTGGAGAGCCTCTTCGACGAACTCAACAACCGGGTGAGCCGGATCTCCCGGATCCTCGACAAGCACAGCGACCCCAAGTTGATCGTCCCGCCCGGGCTCATGAAGTACGACCCGGGCCTTAAGCGCTGGTATGTCGAGAAGGAGGACCTGCAGGTTGTCGAGGTCGACCAGGTCGAGGTCGGGGACCTTCCCAGGTATCTGGTATGGGACGCCCAGCTTGAGGCCGCGTTCAAGCAGATAGACAAGCTGCTGGAACTCCTCATGATGACTTCGGAGGTCTCGCCCGCGGCTTTCGGCCTGGACAAGAACGGAGTGGCGGAGAGCGGTAGGGCCCTCAGGTTCCGGCTTCTCCGGACCCTTGCCAAGGTGAACCGCAAGAAGCTCTACTTTGACCAGGGCCTCAAGCGCATCCTGTACGCTGCTCAGGTCTTGGACGCGACTCACGGCAAGGGCGGTTACGAGCCGAAGGTTCCGCGCATCGAGTGGGCGGACGGTCTGCCGGCAGACGACCTTGAACAGTCGCAGGTGGAGCAGGCCAGGCTCGCCGCGGGCAACACGAGCCTTGAAAGCAGCGTGCGGAGGTTGGACGGCCTCGACGGCAAGGCGCTGCAGGAGGAATTGGAGCGGATCAAGGGTGACCGGCCGCAGGTATCTTCTCCCGACGGCGCAACCAGGCCAAAGGTGACGCTGCCCAACGCGACCACGCCGGCGACAGGTGAGCCGCGGTGAGCCGGAACCCCAGCGACCTGGTCAGGCTGAGCGAGGCGGAGGCCCAGAGGCTCGCCAAGCTGTACATGGAGGCGGAGCTGGAGATTCTCCGCGACGTCGACCGGGCTATGGCCCGCGGCAACGACCTCAGGTATCTCCGCGGCATGCTCGACAACGTGCAGGCCATCCTCGAGGACCTCCTCACCGGCAACAGGCAGTGGTGCGAGCAGGCGATTCCTCGGATCTACATCGAGGGCGCCAAGTTCGCCGACGAGCTGGCAGGCAAGGCAGTGGCAGGCTTCGGCGCTATCCACCAGCAGGCCGTGAAGGTCCTGGCGGACAACACGTTCGACAGGCTGGACAGCGTGCGGCAGGTCATAGGCCGGCGCGTGGAGGACGTCTACCGCCGGTACGCCCTGGAGGCGACGAGGCAGAGCATCATCGGGTACAAGACCTGGCAGCAGGTGTCCAGGGAGTTCCGGGACAACTTGCGGGCCGAGGGGATAACCGGTTTTACCGATGCGGCCGGCCGCAAGTGGAACATGAAGACCTACGCCGACACGGTAGCCAGAACGACGACCATGGAGGCGCATCTCATCGGTACCGCGAACCGGCTCCTCGAACATGGGCATGACCTGGTCAAGGTGAGCACCCACGCGGGCGCTTGCGAGCTGTGCCAACCTTGGCAGGGGAAGATCCTGAGCCTGACGGGCGCCACGCCCGGATACCCGACGCTGGAGGATGCCAGGGGCACCGGGCTCTTCCACCCAAGGTGTCGGCATGCCTACGGTCTGTACATCGACCTCGATGCGGAGATTGAGGAGCTAGAGCGCGATCTCGGCGAGAAGAGCCTCGAGGGCGAGAGGGGGAAGGGAGGACCAACATCTCAAAGGAGTTCTGTGAACATCCCCGCTAAGAGTATCCCTGACGCAGCGAAGTCCGGCATCCGCCAGGCCATGTCCGATGCCCTGGCGCACGGATTCAAGACACAGACCGAGTGCCTGTTGACGCTGGATGCGGCAACGGGCGAGGCAGTATATAATCAGGTCAACGGGGTGGCTGACCATGTTCAGTTCCCTGAAGAGCTAGTCGACCTACTCAACAAGGCATCTGTCCGCAGCATAGTGCTCATTCACAACCACCCCAGCAGCGCGGCGTTTTCCGATGCCGACATCGGCCTGCTCGGCGAGTACGGCTCGATCCAGGGGTTGTTCGTCACAGGGCACGACGGCACGCATCACTTCATCGGTAAGACGGATAGCACTCGGGCTCTGGAGAGAGACTCACTCACGCTGGACTACCAGAAATACCTGACCAAGTACTTCAAGCACTATAAGGACCTGGTGGTTGGCGGGAAGATGAAGCCGGAGGACGCTTGGAAGGAGCATACGCACCGGATGATGCAGGACATAGCCCAGGCCAACAGGCTCGAGTATGCGAGGTGGTCTCAGCCATGACGAGAAACGTGCATGGCCTCGACTTGGTAGGATTTCGGCCTGACTATAGCAAGTCGGCGGAGGAAAACCTCAAGGCTTACCGCGAGGCGTACCGCAGAGTCTACGGCGAGTATCCCCCTACCCCGAACCAAGGTGGCGGGGAGGGCGGGAAAGTGATTCCCCTTCCACCGCGACCCCGATGATCTTCGGGTCGTTGAACACGATAGGGATCATCCGTTTCGAGTAGCACAACTGCCGATTCTCCTCATCCCAGAGTAGATGCCCCGAGATGAGTCTCCGGGGCCTTTTGTTTGGGATGACATACAGGGAGTGCTCGCGCAGGAACAAGCGGGTGTGCTCACGGCCCAGCCGGATCAGCGTAGGTTTCATCCCCTGCCGCCGGCACAGCCAAAGCCTCGTGTTTATCCCGACCGTCACCGATAGGCGGTCATTATGGATGGTCCAGTCCGGATCGAGGTAGGCGTCCATAGGTCACCCCTGGGAGACTTCGCCAGGGGTATTTTGTTCCCTTCATATTGATGGGCCGGGAGCCCGAAGGAGGAGGAGCCAGGTGCTCGACAGAGTGCTGGAAGGACTGATTGATCTGCAGTTGTTTGGTGAGGGTGAGAACCCTAATCCGAACCCCAATCCCGCCGGTGGAGGAAGCGGCAGTGGCGGAAACAACAACCCCAACCTGCCTCCCTCGCCGGCAGCCGGCAAGACCTTCACCGAAGAGTACGTCGGGGCCCTGCGGAACGAGTCTGCGGGGTACCGGACGCAGCTCCGGGCCGCGGAGAAGGCCGTTCGAGACTTCCTGGGCCTGAAGTCCGAGGACAAGCTCGACGACGTGAGCCAGGCGCTCACCGCCCATAGGACGGCTTCCCAACAGGCCCTCGAGAAGGCCACGATCGGCGCGAAGCAGTTCCTCGTCAGGGCCGAGGTCAAGGTGCTCGCCAAAGACCTCGGGATCGTTGATTCCGACGCGGCGATGTTGCTGGCCGACCTGTCCAAAGTCCAGGTGGCCGACGACGGGAAGGTGACCGGGGTGAAAGAGGCGCTTGAGGCGCTCGTGAAAGCCAAGCCGTACCTCGCAGGCAAGCCCGGCAACACGCAGGTCGGCTCCGGCAGTAATCCCGGTCCCGGCGAACCGGCTGACCCGGTGGCTGCGGCCAGGAAGCTGGCGGAGGAGCGGAACAAGAAACCGGCGCCCCAGGGCGGGTTCGACCCCTGGGCTAAGCAGCAGTAACTAAGGAGAGTGAGAAGAAGTGGGTTACAACCTCGGTTTGAAGACCACCACGTTCGGGGGCCAGGTCGCGTTCCTGGACAGCGCCATGGTGCGCTATGTCCGGGGCGGCGTGACACTGGACGCGACGCAGGTGGCAGCCGACGAGAACGGGCTGAAGAGGCTCCTGGCCGGGTCGTTCATCGGCAAGAGCGGGGGCAAGTACCGCAAGTACATTGCGGCAGTGGCTTCGCACATGCATACCGGCGTCATCGCCAACAACAACGCCATTCTCTGGACGGCGTGTGCCGGCGGAGCCGCGGGCAACGCCATCAAGGTCGCCCTGCTCGACCCGGCCGGGAACAACAAGCCCCTGGAGGTCACCGTGGTCAACGACGAGATCAGGGTGTCGTTGGCTACGGGCGGCGCCGGGGGCATCACGTCCACCGCGGCGGAGGTCATCGCCGCAGTCAACGCGTCCATCCTGGCCAAGGGCCTGGTGGTTGCTACCAATGATGGGGCGAGTACAGGCGCCGGAGTCGTGGTTGCCGCTGCGGCAGCCCCACTCGCGCAGGGTGTCGATGCGAACGTCACGCCCACCCTCATGCTTGCCGATGACATCGTGTTTACGACTTTCACGGCGAGCGGCGGGGTGATCCATGCGGATCAGGTGGCGACCGCCATCGACCAGGCCCGCGTCATCGCGTCCCGGTTGCCGGCGGCCCCTGACAGCGCGGTGCGGGCAAACATGCCCGGCATCACGTTCGCGTAATCCTGGAGGTGACATAGATGCTCAATGCTCTGTTGAAGGAGTTCTCTCGGAAGGCGGCTCTCGCCTACGCGCGGGCCAGGCAGCCCCGGAACTACGTCGGGGCGACCCTTTTCCCGGCCACCACGGTCAACGAGCTCACGTTCGAGTACTGGAAGTCCCTGAACCTCTTGCCGGTCATGGCTTCGTTGCAGGCATACGGCGCGGAGGCCCAGATCGCTTCCAGGGACGGCGCGACCAAGATCAGCGGCGAGATCCCGCCCATCAAGCGGAAGATCAACCTGGATGAGCGGATGCTCATCGCACTGAAGAGGGAAGGCGCCGGCGACAATGAGATGGTTCGTGCCCAGCTGTACAACGACCTCGACAACATGATCGACTCCGTCCTCGCCCGCATCGAGAAGATGCGGACGGACGCCGTGGCCTACGGCGCCCTGGCCCTTAACGAGAACGGCGTGGTCATGTCCGTGGACTACGGCGTGCCCGCGGGCAACAAGGCTATCCTCGACGGGGATAACGACAAGGACGGCCAGTGGGATAAGGCCAATGCCGAGCCCATCACCAAGATCCAGGAGTGGGTCGACGCGGTTATCGGGGCCTCGGGCATTCGTCCGACCCGGGCGCTCACGTCGAACACCGTGGTCGCCCACATGATCAAGAACGCGCAGATCCGCAAGATGATCTACGGCGACAGCGGCGGCAGCCGCGCCGTGAACCTGAGCATGATGAACGCCCTCCTGGCGACTCTGGATCTCCCGCAGATCGCCACCTACGACCTGCAGGTGAGGAGCCAGGCCGAGAACGGCGTGGTGAGTTCGGTTAGGTTCTTCCCGGCGACGCGGTTTGTTCTGCTGCCTCCTGATGGGCTAGGGCAGACCCTCATGGGGCCCACGGCCGAAGCCCTCTTGGATACCGAGGTGGAGGCGCGCGAGGCTGCCGGCATCTACGCCGTCGTGACGCAGGAGACGGAGCCACCGATGATCTGGACCAAGGCGGCAGCCACCAGCATCCCGACGTTCCCCATGGCTGACGCCGTGTTCCAGGCCGCGGTGCTGGCAGAGTAACAGGACGGGTTGGGTTAGCGGGCTGGGCCTCGGGAGATCCTTCTCGGGGCCCATTGCTTAAGCGGCTTGCGAGGTGAACCGCGATGGCAGACCTTGCCGGATCAACGGCATACTTCGCGACGAGGCTGGGCAGCCAGGCGTGGGATGCTGCAAGCGATACCGACAAGACCAAGGCGCTGGCGACCGCGGAGAGGCAGCTCCGGACGTACGAAGATCGCACAGACCCGGCCACGTTCACGAACGCCGTGTACGAGCAGGCCCTGTGGCTCCTCTCGGGCGACAACCGGGCCGAGTTGCAGCAGGCTGGGGTAGTCAGTGCCACCCTCGGGAGTCTGTCGGAGACCTATCAACTCCGCCGCGACCCGACCATCGCTCCGCAGGCTTGGGCATTTCTCAGGGGGCGGAGCCTCAAAGCGGGTGGTCTGCGGTGATCAACGCCTACCTCAACCAGACCGCGGTCTGGAAGCAGATGGTCTCCGACGACGGCTATCCTCCACAACCCGGGCCCGGCACTGAGATAAAGGTGCGCTGGGAGGCGAAGAGGCGCCTGGTCCGTGACGCGCAGGGCCAGGAAGTGGTCTCGGAAGCCCGGGTGTTCTGCCTGGAGGCTGTGGAGTCTGGCGACGTCATGAACTACGGCGGCCGGGACTGGCCCGTCATAGTGGTGAGCGAGACGCCGGGACTGGACGGCACGGTGCGGTTCCGGGAGGTGGCGGTGTGACCAAGTATTCCACGTGGAATAGCGGCAAGGCAAAGGCCGTTGCCCGGAAAGCCGCAATGCAGGCGCTGTCGGATGGTGGTGAGGAGGTTCTCACCGAGAGCCAGAAGGAGATACCCCACGCAACCGGCACTATGCAGCGGACGGGGACTGTCACCCCGGCCCCGAGCGAAGACGCCGTCTACGTCTCCCACAACACTCTCTACGCGGTGAGGCAGCACGAGGACCTGACACTGAGACACCCCGACCCGCGCAACCCATTGTCTACGCCCGGGCGCAAGGCGAAGTTCCTCGAAGACCCGTTCAACAGGCTCAAGGACAAGATATTCCGCCTCGCGGACCTCCGGGTCAAGAAGGCGCTTCAGGATGCGAGGTGATGCGGATGTTGCTGGACGACATAGCTGCTTACCTCCAGTCGAAGGGCGTCGGCACGGTCAACACGGATCTGTTCAAGGGTTACTTGCCCGACCAACCCGACAACCTGGCGGCCCTCTTCGAGTACGCCGGCGAACCTACCGAGTTAACCATGGGAGACGATGATCCGACGCTGGAGCGTCCCGGCCTCCAGGTCCGAGTGCGAAACAAGAGTTACCCGGCGGGCAGGGCCAAGATCGGGGCGGTGGTTGACGCTCTTCACGGCCTCGCCGAGTCCGTCCTCGGAGGCAAGCGGTACCTCCTAATCCGCGCGAACCAGAGCCCGGAGAGCATCGGGCAGGATGCGAACGGGCGCAACGAGTGGGTAGTCAACTTCTCAGTCCTAAAGGAGAGGTGATCCATAGTGGCACTAACCGGAAAGAGCGGCAGCGTATACATCGGCGCCAACAAGGTGGCCGAGATCAACCAGTGGTCGCTGGACTGCAAGGCCGACAACACCGACGTCACCAGCTTTGACAGCAACGGCTGGAAGGAGTTTCTGGCCGGCCTCAAAGAGTGGTCCGGGTCGTTTGAAGGCAACCTCAAGCCCGACGATACCAATGGGCAGAAGGCGCTCATCGACGCCTGGGTGGCCGGGACCTCCGTATCCCTGGAATGCCGGCTCGACGCGAGCAAGAAGTTCGCGGGTACCGCCCTGGTCAATTTCGGCATCGAGATGCCCGTGGACGATAAGGCCGGCTTCAAGTGCGACTTCCAGGGGACCGGCGCGCTGACCCCGACGTTGACCTAAGGGGTGGTCTGAATGGCTATCAGCGGGAAGATCGGGGCGGTATACGTCTCTGACGTGGACACCGCCCCAGTGACCTTTGCGGACAAGGCGACGACCGCGGACGCCGAGCGCAAGCGCTACCAGGTTACAGACCCAGCGTTCAGGTATTGGCCCCTAGATGAGCCGATCACGGTCAAGAAGAACGCCCAGGTGATCACGACAGGGTTCACGCTAGAGAGGGCCGGCGGGTTTGTGGTGTTCGACGCGCCCCTTCTGGTCGAGGACGTCGTTACCGTCTCCGGTAAGGCCCTTACGCTCGTCCAGTGCGGCGGCTTCTTCAACTGGAGCGCGGATCCCAAGGGTGAGGACGTGGACGCCACGACGTTCGCCTCGGAAGGTTGGAAGGAGTTTCAGCGGGTCCTGAGCGGCTGGAGCGGCAGCGCGGAGGCCTACTGGGGCGATGGTCGGTTCTTCGACAACCTGGGCGAGATCATCGTCGTGAAGCTCTTCGCGGACGCCGGCGCGTCCCAGCGCTGCCTCGAGGGATTCGCGCTCATCACTGCGGAGGGCATAGATACGGCCGTCGATGCCCTGGTCAAGGAGAAGATCGACTTCGAGGGAGTAGGATCTCTCTATCCACGTTTATAGGAGGGGAGAAGGTGAGATTCCGGATGGTCGTCCCGGAGATGACGGGCGCGGGCGCCCAGATCTTCCTGGACGGCAAGAAGCTTGAAGGGGTCACGAAGGTCGTCGTAGAGACGAGCGCGGATGACGTCAACCGTGTCTCGCTGTCGTTCATACCGGAGTCCATGGAAGTGGAATTGGCGGGCTCGACTGTGCACAGGGGCCAAGGAGGCAAGCCATGCGAAACAAGGTAGTTACCGTCAACGGGAAAGAGGTCAACGTCCAGGAGAAACGGATCGGGGAGCTCGAGAAGCTGATCGCCGACTTGTTCCCCGGTTCGGGCGGCAACGTCACCAAGATAGACATCGCCAAATTCCTGGAGAAGGCAGACACCAATGACCTCCTCTACAAGAAGCTGCCGACCATGTTCCCTGAACTCACGAAAGAGGATGTGAAGAACGCCTACATGAGCGAGCTCGAGGGTCTATTGGAGGCGTTCGTCGACGTCAGTTTTTTCGGCATCAAGAGGCTGGTGAAGCCCCTCCTGGGCTTGATTCAGACTGGCTTGACGCAGAAACAGTAGTCCTGCTGGCCAGAGAGTTCGGCTGGACTCTCGACCAGATCAAGGCCCACAGGCAGAGCGAACTCGCGGCCATCCTCCTCGAGCTGAAGCGGCAGAAGACCGCCGAAGAATATCACGAGCAGCGCAACAGGTGGGCGTTCCTGGCTTCAGTGATAGCTAATGGTTTTTCGGCGATCGCCGGGATGTTCTCGCGGCGGAGGCCCAAGATGACCTCGCCTGACGACTTCATCGACAAGGACTTCAAGCGGTTGGCGGAAGAGCTGTACGGGGGAGCCCGGTCCGGAAGGAAACCGGACTGGGCCTCTCTCATTGAGAACGCCAGGGCGAAGGGGCTCAAAGGACCGTGGTAGGGGTTCTCAAAACAGACATCTTACCATGGTCTTGTAGATCTTCTCATCGACTTCTAGCAGGCTTTTCCCGCCGTTCTTGAACTGGACAGCAATGATGTAAGCGTCCTTCGTTTTTGAAGATAAAGCTCCGGCGAGCATGCCTGCTGGTCCGAGAAAAAAGCCACCGACAAGAGCGCGGCTAGCGGCGCTCGTAGTGCTCTTGGCGTGGGTTTCGTCTACCACCTCATATGTCTCGACATTGTTCTTGTCTAACCAGATGCTCTTTGTAAGGCCGGTCGAAATCTGGGGTATGCCAAGCACCTGCATGACAGAGCAACCTGCGTGGTCCCCTGCGATCACCTTGTTTCTTGCCGTCCTTCACGCACCTCTTTTCGGTACGTTTCGATTGCTGCTCGGGAATTCCTCCCATCGGAGGTGAACGATGATGAAGGTCGGCGAGCTCTTCGTCCGGCTGGCGATGGACTACAGCCAGTATGACAAGGACGAGACTACGGCCAAGCACCGGGTCGAGGGCCTTGGTGGCTCCCTTTCCGGGATCCTGAAGAACGCCTTCTCGTTCACGGTCGGCATGGGCTTCTTTCAGGCTATCCAGGCCGGGTTCAAGGCCACCGTGGGCTCGGCTCTGGGCTTCAATGTAATGGTGCAGAACGCCCAGATAGGGTTCAAGACCATGCTGGGGAGTGCGTCGGCTGCCGAAGCCATGCTGACCGATCTGGCTGATTTCGCGGCGAAGAATCAGTTTGAGCTGCCTGACCTCCTCGACGCTGCGAAGAGGATGCTAGCCATGGGGTTCGCCGCTGACGACGTCTTGCCCACGCTGAAGTCGGTGGGCGATGCCGCGGCAGGGCTGGGCCTGGGGGCAGCGGGAGTGAACCGCATCATCCTGGCCCTCGGACAGATGCAGGCAAAAGGCAAGGTGTCCGGGGAGGAAATGCGGCAACTGATGGAAGCCGGCGTGCCGGCGTGGAAGATCCTGGCCCAGGCTATGGGCAAGTCTGTTCAGGAAGTCACGGCCCTGGGCGAAAAAGGGCTCCTTCCCGCGGACAAGGCCATCCAGGCGCTCGTCGCCGGGATGGAGGCACGATTCCCCGACATGATGAAGCAGATGCAGAACGGTTGGCGTGGGGTCACGTCCGCGATCAAGAGCGTCTGGCAGATGACCCTCGGAGCTCTGACCTCGGGGCTATTCAAGAGCGCGAATGACTGGCTGAAGAAGGTCAGGGACGTGGCGACCGGCTTCTATGAGGCGTTCCAAAAGGGCGGGCTGACGTACGCCATAAGCCAGGCATTTGGACCACAGGCCGCCGCCAGCATCCAGACGGTAGCGTCGGTGCTGCGCGGGTTGTGGGGCGTGGTCGTCGGCGTGTGCAGGACCATCATAGCCAACTGGAGTGTGATCGGGCCACTAACCGCGTGGGTGGTCAAGGCGTTTCTCGCATTCAGGGTCGCAATGCTCGTTGTCAATCTCGCGACTAGCGCAGTACGGACCTTCACGCGAGCCAATCTGGCCATGCATGGCGCGCTGACCACGGGCGCCGGATTGCTGAAAATCATCAGCGATGTCGTGCTGTACTATAAGGTGCTGATGGCCGAGGCTGCTGTGACAACATCAATTACCACGGTTGCAGTTCATGGTCTACGATCAGCTCTTTTGGCTCTGTATACGACTCTGGGGCCGATCGGCATAGCGTTGATCGCCATTTCCGCCGTGCTCATGGCGGGCACGTCGCTCTGGAGCAAGTACAGCAGCCAAGTGCAGGCAGCCGCGCAGAAGGCGCGGATGGACAAGATCGCTGCCAGTCAGAAAGCGTACGTGGATAGCGTCAACAAGGCCGCCACGGGTACGAACGCTCAGGCAGACGCTCTGGGTAATCTTGGCAAGGCTTCTCAGGACAACCTGCAGTCTTTCGACGAGGTCCATCAGCTCATGGACCAGACGGCGGACGCGACTATGCCTGGAATGCCGGACACGGGTGCCGGCGCGCCCGAGTTCCCCGAGTTCGAGATGCCGGAGGATCTGTTTGCCGGGACCGAGATCGAGGCGATGTCGTTCGGCGAGAAGCTGAAAGGTTTCTTCGCTTGGCTCTGGGACGGCATCAAGGGTGGGGCTGTCAGCGCCTGGAATGGCATCACAGGGTTCCTGAGCAAAACCTGGCAGGGAATAGTCAATCTGACTCGACCCATCTGGGAGCCTCTGGCGCGGTTCTTCACTACGCTCTGGGCGGGCATTCAGGCAGTCGCCGCGACCGTCTGGACCGTAATAGGCCCGGTGTTGTCCGGGATCTGGACCGGCATTGTCACGGCAGCTCAGACCGTATGGGGAACGCTAGGCCCATTCTTCTCCATGCTCTGGGCAGGCATCAAAGCCGTAGTTCTGGGTGTCTGGAGCGTGCTCAGTACCGTGCTCCCGCCGATATGGACCGGCATCGTTACCGTCGCCCAGACAGTCTGGAGCGTCCTGGATCCGTTCTTCAGTGGGCTATGGCAGGCCATCAAGACGGCGGCGACAGTCGTTTGGGGACTCATACAGTACGTCCTCGGGACGTCCTGGTTCGCGACCGTGGCTATGGCGCAAGCTGTCTGGTCCGCCTTGGGGCCGTTCTTCGGCGGTCTGTGGGAGGGCATCAAGACGGTGGCCACTGTCGCCTGGAGCCTCATTCAGTACTTCCTTACGGCGTACTGGTTCCGCATCGTCGAGTCCGCCAAAGCGGTGTGGACTGTTCTAGGCCCGTTCTTCTCCGGGCTCTGGGAAGGTGTCAAGGCCGTTGCACTGGGCGTCTGGGGCATCCTGAGCGCGGTACTTCCTCCGCTCTGGCGCGGTATTGTCGCAGTTGCCGAGGTAATCTGGGCGGTACTACGGCCGTTCTTCGAAGCGCTGTGGGGTTCCGTGAAATGGATCTTTGAGAATGTATGGCGACCCATCCAAGCATTCCTCGAAGGCGTCTGGAACGGCATCAAGGTCGTGGCGGAAACGACATGGGGAGTCATCGAGCAGGTCATCGTCGACCCCTTCGCGGCTGCCAAGACTACGGTCGAGTCTATCGCTGATAAGATCCGGTCCACGGTTACTGCCGCGTGGGACGCGATCGTCGCCGGCGTCAAGGCCGTGAAGGATACCCTCTACGAGTACATCGTCGAGCCGTTCGTGAAAGCCAAGAACTACATCGAGGGCATCATCGCAAAGGCCAGAGAGTGGGGCAGGAACCTGGTCAGAGCCTTCACCGGCGGTGTGCGAACGGAGACTCCCGCAGCCGTCCAAGCGGCGGGAGACGTCGTCGACGGCATATCAAACCAAATGGGGTTTGAGTCTCCCGCCAAAGAGGGTCCCGGCCGCACCGCCGACCGGTGGGCGCCCAACTTAATGAAGATGTACGCCCAAGGCATCCTGGCCAACGTGAACATCGTTAAGAATGCAGCCGGCGCGGTGGCTCAGAGCCTGGCGTCGATGGCCGTCGTACCTAGCCCGGCATTCGCGGGGGTGGGCGCGAGCGGCCTAGGCACAGGCAGGCAGCCTGGCGCGTCCTCGCTCGCGGCGGGGCCGACCCCCGAACTCCACCTTCACGTCGGCACTCTCGTCGCCGACAAACAGGGGCTTAAGCAGTTGGAGCGCATGCTCCGCGAATTCCGGGTGAGCGAAGACCAGCGTGTAGGCCAGGAGAGGTGATGACGTTTGCCTGTCCTAATCGACAGCACCCAGATCAAGACGCCTACCGGCCTCAAGGTAGGCACCTTCCGGATCACGAAGTCCGAGCGCTTGGCGTCGGGCTTGATGTCGATGGAGGTCATCGCGGTGAAACGCAGACTGGACCTCTCCTGGGCGGTCATCAAGGACGTGGACCTCGAGCCGATCCTGGACCTGCTCGACTCTAAGGTCTTCCACAGTGTAACCTACCCGGATCCTCAGAACGGCGAGAGCGCGACGATCACGGCCTACCTGGGCGATACGGGCCAGGAAGCGGGGCAGAAAATCGCCGGTACGCGGTACTGGCAGGACGTAAGCATTGCCCTGGTCGAGCGATGAGCAAGCAGAGAGACAAGTAGCCGACCGAGCGACAACGGAGGGAGGTTGCTCACATGGCTCGCGTGAGTCTGGCAAGGCAGCAACTCACGGACACTGGGCTTTTGGCGGCCTATTCCGCCGCTGTCGCCGAGGGACACTCGGTGGAGAACAACGGCAAGGTGATCCTCCACGTCCGCAACGATTCGCAGGCTGAAGTGACGGTTACGGTCAGGGCGGGCTACGTCCGCCAGGGCCTCAAACTCGCGGATCGCCTGGTGACCGTCGCCGCGGGAACCGCGGTGTTCGTCGGTCCGCTGGATACCACCACCTACAACCAGACGGACGGCGGAGCCGGACAGGTCTATGTCGATTACTCAGCAGTGGACGGCGTGACAGTGGCTGTGCTGCTCATCCCCTGACCTTACGTCATCGTCCAGTGCTATCCCCTTAGGTTACGTTATTTCCTGACGCTGCGAGGTGATCGGCAGTGTACGCAGTGACGCAGGAGTTCAAAGACAAGATACGGGCCATCGAGCGGCGGACGTACGGCAAGATCCAGATAGATTACACGGACCCCTTCCTGGACCAGTCCATAGCAGTCTCCGCGTCTGAAGAGGCCGCCGTCTCCTATCCTTCTCAGACCGCCGATGCTGTGGTCGCTCCTCCGCACAAGTGGGCCTCGCTGGACGGCACCTGGGTGCTGGACGGCTCATATCACCTGGCCCCGGCGACCGCCGAGGATGCGGTGACTCTCCAGATGGGATGGTGGGGATTGCAGCTGGCAGGGGCGGGCGGGGCGTTCGCGGCTCCGTATCCAGTTCTTACGGTGACCCACCTTCCGCGCCCGGTGCACTCTCTCAAGGTGGTTGGCGACAGCGCGAGGCAGGAGTACCCTGCGGACTTCACCATCAACCTCTACGCTCAGGACAACACGCTCTTGTACTCCAAGGCAGTGACGGGCAATGCGGGGGCCTCGTGGGCCTTCGCCCTCCCGTCACCCGTGCTTGACGTGGCGAAGCAGGTCCTGACGGTCACAAAGTGGTCTCACGTCGGTCGCCAGGTCAAAATCGTGGAGTTCTTCACCTCGATACAGGAGACCTACGAGGGGGACAACGTCCTACTCGTCCACCTCCTGGAGGAGCGAGAAGTCAGCCAGGGAAGCCTCCCGGTCGGCAACATCTCGGCCAACGAGATAGACGTCCGACTGGACAACTCCTCACGCAAGTTCGACGCGGGGAACACGCAAAGCCCCTTGTACCAGACCCTGAAGGCAAACCGCAGGATCAAGGCCTGGCTGGGCATCAAGCACGACGATGAGAGCATGGAATACGTTCCCCTCGGCACCTTCTGGTCGGGGGACTGGACGGCACCGGAGGACGAGGTGTACGCGAGCACAATGGGCAGAGACCGGCTCGAGCTGTTCCGAAAGAGCACCTACAGCACGAGCCAAGTGCAAGTAAACAAGGCGCTGTACGACCTGGCCGTGGCAGTGCTGCAAGACGCGGGGCTGACTTCAGGGGAGTATTGGGTTGACCCGGAACTTCAGGACCTCATCGTCCCCTACGCCTACTTCGAGCCATACTCTCATCGCGAATCGCTGCGCACGATCGCGGAGGCTTGCCTGGGACAGGTGTACTGTGACAGAGACGGCGTGGTGCGAGTGGAAGGGCCGTCCTTCCTCGCGTCCAAGTTGACCAGCGACTTGATGCTGACTTCCGACGACTACTTCCGCAAGGACAACCCGGCGAAGTGGTCGCAGATCGCCAACTACATCGAAGTCGAGACGGCCCCACTTAAGCCGGACGTCCTGCAGGAGGTTTACCGGTCGAACGAGCCTGTGCCGATCGCCGCAGGGGAGACCAAGACTCTCACGGTCTACTACAACAGCCCTCCGTGCATCGAGGCCGCGGCAAGTCTCTCGGGCCAGCCGGCAGGCTGCTCCATAACCGGGACGACCTACTACGCATGGGGGGCGGAGGTCACAGTCTCAAGTCCTTCGAACGCAGGGACCTTCACCCTGGTCATCAACGCCAAACCGCTCAAAGTGCTTAACAAGGAGCGGGCCATCGCCAAGGACGACCCCTCCATCACCGACAACGGCAAACTCAAGTTCACGTTCCCCGAGAACTCGTTACTCCAGACCCTCTCCATGGCCCAGACCATAGCAAATACCCTGCTCGCGTCGGCCAAGAACGCGAGGCGTGACGCCGAACTTGAGTGGCGGGGCAACCCCGCCCTGTTGCTCGGCGACAGGGTGACTGTGGTCGACCGCAACGAGCAGAACGACTACTTCGTCACGCGCCAGGAGATTGAGTGGACAGGGGCGCTCAGGGCGAAGATGAGCGGGCGAAGAGTCACGTAAGAGGAGAACAGGCAGGGAAGATGGTGAGGTAGATGCCAGGAACTGCGCCTCAAGGGTGGCAGGACCCTAAGACCACGTGGCAGGCGGCGGACGCGCCGGTGGCCGGGGATCTGAACAGGGTCGAAGGCAACATCAACGCCATAGAGACTGGGAGTAGGACCATTGATCCTGCTCAGACACCGACCGGCAACGCAGGCAGTCTGCGGAACCTCTTGGACTGGTTCGCCAACCGGATCAAGGTCATCGTGGGCGAGACGAACTGGTATGACGCGCCGGACACCACACTAGCTGCGGCGAAGGGGCATATGGACACGGCGCACGTGCCGGTCACGCGGCAGGTCGCCACTAGCGGTGGCCTGACTGGTGGCGGTGATCTCCAGGCCGATCGCACCCTGTCTATCGCGGATGCGGGCGTCACCGATGCGAAGATAGGCAACCGCACGGTCGACCCGGCCACGGGGACCGCCTATTCCCTGACGGGCCAGCTGACTCAGCAGCTCTCCTGGATCGTCAAGAACATCAAGGCCCTCAAAGGCCTGACCGGCAACTGGTGGGACAACGCCACGGCCACGATGGCGGCCATCTGGGACAAGTTCCATGACAGCTCCGGGCATGCACACACCGCGACCGCCAATAATGGGCCCAAGATAACCTCCTCAGGCCTGGCTGCGGGCGCGGCGACCGACACCGTCCTCGGAAACCGGACGGCCAACCCCGACATAGCAGACGCGTACTCCCTGACGGGCACTCTCACGCAGCATATCTCATGGATCACGAAAGCCGTCAAGGCCATGAAGGGCACGGTGACCAACTGGTACGACGCACCGGCGACGACGCTCTCGGCCGCTAAGGCCCATCAGGACGCCGCCGCTCCCCATTCGGGACACGAGACTCCCACTGGCGCCCAGGCCAAGGTGGACGCCCACGTTGCCGCCCCGGACCCTCACTCGCAGTATGCGCTGGACACGGATCTCGCCGGTCATGCCAATGCCACGTCGGCGCACAGCGCGACTTCGGCTGCGACGGCGAACCGCATCGTGATGCGGGACGCCGCCGGCAGGTCCAAGGTGGCAGCGCCTGCTGCTGCCGACGATATAGCGCGGAAGGACACGGTCGATAACGCGGTAGCTGTCCTGGCCAGCAAAGCTGCCGTCGAAGCGCTGGCCAACGACCAGTATGAACTCCACATGGAGCTCTACTATACCGGGCATCATGGCGGCCCGGACATCGCGGGCCTCCGCGCTATGACCTTTGACGGCTTTGTGGACACCCAGCGGGTGAACGCGGGCGCGACCACGGCCGTAGTGGACACGACGAACAAGCTGGTCAAGTGCGCGACGACTACGCCGCTGACGTATACCTTCGTGTCCGCGGCAAACCAGGCGGTGCCGGGACTGGTCGACGAGGCAGACATGTCCAGTCCG